GGCTCGACTAGGTTCTTGAATTGAGCACGAGTAAAGCTGTCGTTAAATTCAAACAACTGGAATTTAGCAGCAGTGGCAATCGCCTTTTCAACAACGATAAACAAGCGACGTACGTTAATACGATCAAACGCAGATGGTTTAGTCTGCATAGTTTTGTCACCGTAAAGAACAACACCTTGTCCTGGGAATGAAACAACAGGATTGATACCAGCCTTGTAGAGCAGATCGCGGCTTGTCTTGTCTGGGTTATGAGCCAAGCGAACAACGTTCTTAATTTGTCCACGGTTATAACCACCTGGAGACCACCATGGGTCGTTAGTGTAGTCAGTACGAGCACACAAACCAGCAGTGTCAGCATTCAATGTAACATAACGATACTTGTCGTTATAACGATCATACTGATATTTGAAACCAGAATCCATAACAGCATAGCTGTGGATTGTGTTCATTGCGTTACGGAAAGCAATAATAGCAGCAGTTTCAGTAGAAGTATTTCCGATAATAACTTCACCAGTAACAGCGTTCACTGGTGACACGAAAGCAACGCAATCGGCACGAGATTGAGCAATATCAGCAATATATGCGGCATTCGTTGAAGACGCTTTACCAGCGATCAATAAACTTACATCATACAATTCTGCGTTAGCAAACAATTGATAAGCACTCTGCTGTTGACCATCAGTCATTGTGAAATCGTCAACACCACCGCTCAAATCATAATCACCAGTAGAGATCATGTTGCTAAATGCCTTTGATACTGCAGTAGTTCCCCAATCGGTGTTAGTTTGTGGATAATCCATCCACCAAACATATGATGACAGTGTATTAACTACGTTTCTGTAGTGATTACCAGTACCATCTGGTTTCTTAGCATCAGATGCTTTTGACACGAATGGGAATTTCTCAAGAACAGTTCCTGGAGTACCAGTCCAAACACCAGTGCGATCAGTGATCACGAGGTGAATTTCGTCGTTAGTACCACCAACACTGGCAGCGTAAGTTGAAGTTGACGGAGCCGAATCAAATTCTGCTTTGTATTCCCAAGTAGACCATGTTGACGAATCACAATAGGCCACGCTAATTGAGTTACCTTGAGTTCCTGGATACTTAGCAGCAAATTCGCCGACAACACCTGCGCCATTCGCGTAAGTGTCTAAGTAGTTCTCAGAATTTTTGATTTTAACGCCAGCGCTAGCAAGTGTAGGAGTTAAAACGGCCAAAGTTCCTGATGGAGGATTAGCAACAGTAACTGTTGGGACAGAAGAATAACCCGAACCAGCTGTTACGATAGTAGCAGTAGCGATACTTGAAGAAGCAACAGTAACTGCGCCAGCAATAGCATTACCTGTTGTGAACGAAGCAGTTACTGTTCCTTTGTATCCACTTCCACCATTATCAACAGTAACAGAAGTTACAGCGCCAGCAGTCAAACCTACTGTAAATGTAGCACCAGACCCGCCACCAGAAGATACAATTGAAACTGTTGGTGCAGTCACATATCCAGAGCCACCATTTGAAATGGCAACTGCAGTAATTGCGCCGCCAGTTAAAGTTACAGAAACTACAGCTTGAACACCGCCAGTGATCTGAGGAGCAGAAACTGTTACTGATGGGGCAGCGGAAGTAGAACTATACCCTGTGCCTGCATTAGTAATTACTAGTCCTGAGAGACCACCAGTTGGGACAGCAACAGCGTTTTTAGACAGTGTTGAGTCTGCACGAACTAGCAGAAGGTTATTTGCATACGATAAAAAGTTTGCAGCTGAAAAGAAAGATTGGAAGTTGGAATCGTTTGGACCACCAAATTGCTTAACCAAAACATTTTCCGAAGAAACTGTTACTGGTTGCATAACTGGACCCCAGGAAAAAGAACCAGCAAAAGCGCCGACAGAAGAACTAACTGCTGGGACAATTGATGAGAAGTCTTTTTCTACGACTGCAACACCTGGACTAAGTTGAAAAGGCATTGTATTTCTCCTTGTTACATGTTATTTTGTTTGCCATTTGAGTTTGAGCATCTCACTAAATTATTTAGGATTTTCAACTTTTCAAAAATTATATAGGACTGGTTCTTCAGAACCTTGTCCGTCACTAATAAATCCAAATGGGGTTAATTCGTTTTCAATCATTTTAATTCGAGAAGCATAAATCATCTCTCTCAAGTTTACATCATTTAAATCTTTAAAATAAGGCTGAGTTGTAAGCCAACTAAACAACACAAGAGTCATAACTAAATCATCATTATATCCATCATCTGCGGCATATGTCCCTCTAGACTCGATAAAAGTTGTAATCTCTGAAATTGTATCTGCATCGGGAATTAATAACTTCTGCTCCTCCAGCAACGTCTTAAAATTCATACAACCAATTCGTTTTACTTTTCTATCCGTAAGAACACCCAATTGTGCCTTACCACCACCAAACCCACCCGAGACAGTTTGACCAGTGGTGCTTCTATTAACAAACAGTATATTTTCGTATTCTAATTCTTGGTGTAAAATTGAAGCTACTTGCAAACTATTATTTATCTCTACCAAAATGTAAGCCATGTTGTATTCTTTTGCAACTTTAAAGATTACATTTGGATACAGTAGTGGAGAAATATCGTTTTTCCTGTACTTTGCGACCTGCTTATATGGAACACTCGTAATATCGATAACAGAGAAAGCTGAAAAGTCCCCACCAACTCCTGCTGCAGAATCAACAATAATAACATATGAGTGTGGTGGTTTGGTTTTATGTTTACCAAATTTATCAAGTTCTTCAGTTTCTTCTTCATATATTGGTTCTTCAAACACATCTAATCCATCTTTCTGATAGATCGGATAACTTGGTGATAGTCTACCAATAGTATCAGAATTAACCAAGGTAAGTGAAGAACCAAGAAATTTACACAGAACCTCTTGATTATATTTTAGATCACCGAGAAGTGCTTTCTGTGCAGCAGCCCACGCTTCGTCTCTTCCTGGAATTTCCCAGTATGGAATGAACAAATTTACGAAACCGTTCCGATTATTTTCAGCATCATTCCAGAATTTCCAGAAGTGATTATATCCAAGTGGTGTTGAACTTAAAAGGATTTTACTTGTTTCACCAGAAGAAATAGTAGGATAAACAGAAGTAAAAAATTGCTCGGCAACAGTATTTGGAATACTTGATGCCTCATCAACATAAAGTAAATTTACAGTTTTACCACGAATACCAGAAGCAGAGGTTGCAGCAGTAAAAACTTTAGATCCATTTTCTAATTCAATATCACCTTTGTTCCAAGATTTAATGCCCTGTTGTAACCAAATTGGCAAACTTTCATACATAATCTGATAACGATTTAAAACCTCTCGTGCGGCAGTTGATTTATTGGCAAGAATTGCAACATTCTTAGAATCATGAAAAATTGTATACCAAAGAATATATGCTGCAGAAGTAGTAGTTTTACCCTGCTGGCGTCCTTCCATAAGAATAACACGTCTATTATTATGGATTACATTCAATTTATTTTTCTGACATGGATACAACTTAAACAGTTGTAATCCATTATCAATAGTAACGATATAGCAATAGTTTTCTATAAAATAAATGTAATCAGTTTTACACTTAATATATTCTTGAATCTGTTCAGGGGTGTAGTCAATTTTAACCCCGATCGCTTTTAGATTCGGATTAGCGTTATATATTTGAGCCATTTAGAATGTATTTTGCCAAGATTCAGTTATGTCGCCAGTAGTAAAGTCGCCAATAGCAGTATACTTTCTATTTGGTTGAGAATCGTTAATGTAGACTGTAGTAATTGGTCCAGTGGCAGAGACTGGTCCATAAAAATTGGCTTTTAATGTAAAGGTAATTGTATAGGTAACAAACCGACGCTCGGTAAAATTTCCATCATAGTCGTCTTGAATGGAAACAGTATTAAGAATAATGGGAATATCCATATCAACACTCATACCAGGAACCGCTTTAATTGATAGCGTAAACTCTGGTGTAAAATATGGAAAAATTTGTTCAACAATTTGAAGAGCATCTTCTTGCGTTTTTGTTAGGACATACAATGAAACATCAATATTGTATGGAACAGGAGAATATATTCCCTTCAGTACTGGCTGTTGCGGGTTAGTAGTTACATCATAGCAAGTAATTTTATTCATACGATTTGTCTTACGAGATGGATCGTATGACATTCCAGTAATCTCAAAAGACATACGTGGAAGAATAGTATAAGTACTTGTTTCTAAAGTGGGATCTTGTTCAACACGAACAACCCACTTCTCCTTCGGAGCATATGCCAGAGGAACAACAACTGTTTGTTGTAAAACTCCGTCATTATCGTGGCGTTCAACTTTTATATTGCTGAACAAACTTCCAAACGCAACAATAACCTTACGAGTTAACCCGTGATAAAATGGTGGGATATTAAGCATTATTGAATATCTCCAAACGGATTATTGACATTGAAAACGACATCAGTTGCTTCAGCTTTAAATTTAATATTGTCGCCATATGATTGTGGTATGTCTGGGCTGACCTCGATAAATGCTGTGGCAGTTGCAGTAGTTCCACCAGTTGGAGGATTGCTTATCTGTAATTGCGGAGCACTATCATACCCCGTTCCAGTATTTGTGATTTTAATTTTAGATATAGACCCATTTTTTATTTCTGCAACAAACGACGCCTGAGTCCACAATGCAGTTCCACCACCGCCAATCGCAGTAACTGTTGGAACAGATGTATATCCAGATCCTGGATTAGTTATGGTCACACTAGTAACAGCACCAGTGGAGTTTCTTGAAAAATTGGTATCAAATGTTTTCAGTGTTTCAAACGCATCAATATCTGCATTTCCTGTATCAATACGCTCAGAGGCATACTGATACAGTTCGATTTGAAGTTTGTAAACATAAAGTTTACCGAGCTGATAGAATGGGTCTTGATGTTGAACAAACTTAATTTCAAATAGACCTTTGGTTAAAGGAAAATAAAGTAAATCTCCTTCGGATGGTCTATTTGGTAATTGAGTCTGACCGAAATTTCCAACTAACTGAGTCCAACGACGTCGTGATACAGTTAGAGTTGCTGATTGTTCCAACATCATTCCAAATTTCTG